GTTGGAAGGCTTTGGGGATGTCTCGGTCATGGGCCAGTTCTTCCATAATCCTCGCTTCCTCCCTTTCTTTCCAAAGGTCGTGCAGGTCGGATGCGTAGGTCTTCCAGTTGCTAACCATCCCTGCGTCTGGGTCGATACCTTCGAGCAGGACATGGGCTTGGCCTTGGTCGGCAAGGTACTTGTACACGGTTACGATGTCAATCTCTCGCTCTGCTTTGTGGAGGGACTCGATAGCCCGGTACAGGAGGACGTTGTTGCCTGTGAATAGGCGTTCCGGGATTTGGGTTAGAAGGATGGTTCGGTTTACGAACTTGTCCATAAGGCAGCCGAGTAACTTTCGTTCAGCGGAAGATTGGTAGTTGTTTATCATCGGAGGTTAGGTTTGAGTGGGCGAAGTTAGGTGTTCGTTGGATGGCTTGGTCCTCCCAGCGTTTGCCGTTGAGGTAGGTGGCGGCATGAGGGACAAACTGCACGGGGGTTTGAGAGTAGAGCCTTGAGATGTTGTTGATGGCTTCCTGTTGGTCGGAATTGGACAACTTTGCAAAGGACTTTGACGCTGCCTGCTTCCCGGTCTTGCGTGGATAGATAGCCCAGAATTGGTCAAAGATTGCACAAGTGTTCTTTATCTCTTCTTTGTTTGTTATCTCTTCTTCTCTTATCTTATCTAATCTTATCTTATCTGCTTCCGTTTGCTTAGCACTTGCTTGGTTTTGCTTAGCACTTGCTTCGGTTTGCTTAGCACTTGCTTGGCCCTTCACTTCGCCTCCTTTACGGCCCGCCTCCCTCCTTCTTTCGCTTAGCCTGTTAAGGTCCTCCATCTGCAAATCAAGGAAGTCGATGCGGATTTCTTCGCCTTCGGTCTTGATTATTTCGGACTCAATCAGTTTTTGAAGGAGGTCTTTGCCTATCTCAAGGCTTGCTTGATGGGCGGTAAACTGCCCGTGCTTGACCCAGTAGAGTTGACAAATGTGGATGAAGGCCCCTTGGACTTCAAAGGATTTGCGACTGATTCGACCTGCGAGCCAATCGCTTGGGGAGTGTTTGTACCAACTATTTTCCATGGTAAAAAAAAAGCCCCCAACTGATTCCGGCAGTTGAGGGCAGGGTTAAGTGGAGGAACCCTTTTATCTAACACCTGCTTGGCCGGAATTCAAGCGGATGCGTTTAATTGTAAATGTAGTACGCCTGCAAATTTACACTAAAACGGCAGGTCCGAGCCTTGTTTTTGTGAATTTTCTTGCTCTTGCATCGGCTCCATTTTACCTGACAAAAACTTCTTTCCGTTGGCTGCTTCTTTGAGCCAGCAGGAGAGTTTCATCTTGGTCCCGTCAGGAAGGACCGCATCGCCTCGGTAATCCGGGCGTTTCGGGTTGTCGCCCTTATCATTGACGAAGAGGGTGAAGGTGTTGGGTTGGGGGGTGTAACTCATGATTCTTGGTTTTGGTTTTTGGGTTTAATTGAGTAAGTGCAAAGGGTTTTCTCTACGACCTCTCCTGAGGCCCGTAAATCCCTTATGATTCGGTAGGTGGCCCCTTTGCTCGTTCCAAGAATATCTTGCAACTGAGAGGCCCTTAGAGGCTTCTGCGACAATAACCGCAAAGCCTTGATGGTGTTGACGACTCTTTTCATTGTTGCAAACAATTTAATGTTTCCTCGTAAGACGCAAAAAACAATTCTTCGTCCTCATTGCTATGACAAATGTAACTGACATCACGGCCAAGCATACTGCAAATTGTAACCCCGTTTTCAAGGGCAATATAAACATTACCGCTATTTTTGTTAAATCCGATTAGCATAATTTCCTCGGATGAGCAGTTTTTTGCATAAGCCTCAAAACATTTAGAAAGGCCCATGGCTTCGCAATATGCGATTTGATTATCAAAATTGTATAGTTCCATTTTGTGGTTATTTAAAAGATACGGCTATGGACGCTTTGGTGGCCTTGGCTGAACATACTGGAACCTGCTCGCCCGTGGATTCGTCAAAGATAGCGGTCTTGCCTGCTTGCCTGAACGCCATCTTCAGCACTTCCTCCCTCGCTTTGAGTTGGGCTTTGAGGTCGGCATACACTTCGTCTTCCTCGTAGTTCGGGGTCAGGCTCCCTTCCTTGAGGGTTATCTCTGCACCAAAGGCTTGGAAGGTCTTGCCGTGCTTGGAGGCTTCGTCGGCTACGGTCTGCTCGGTGGCCTTGATGGTGGCTTCCAAAGCCTTGACGATGGCCTTCAGTTTGATGTGGGCCTCGATGGGGTTGACCTCTCCGTCATTGATTCGGTCGGTCAGTTGCTGGGCGATTTGGGCGATTTCTGCCTTGCAGATGTCGCTCTTGGGGATGGTGATGAGGGTTGGGTAGGTCATGGCTTGGATTTGAAAGAATCGAAAAGAAAGCCAAAAGCATTAAGGTCAGCGCAATTCAATACAACACAAAGGTCAACTGCATCGCAAATCTTTAATTGACTGACGTAGTCGTTTTGAATCAACAATTTAACGAGGGCTTCTCCTTCTCTTGGGTTTTTCTCTTTGTACTCAAGTAGTTTCTTAAACTGCTCGGCATTTATTTTTTCAAGTAGGTTCATGGCTTTGCAAGTTGGTTTTGGATGAATTGGATGCCTTTCTCAAATCGTGCAGGGGTCATGTGGTCGATGTCCTTCATAAACTTCGCCTGTTGCTCCTTTGGGAGTTTGTCAAGCAATGCGAGGAAGTCGGCCTTTAGCGTTGCGGTGGTTAGTTCGTCGTAGGAAGGGACCAGTCCGAGTTTGTCGTTGAGGTCCCCAAGGTTCTGCTGGGCGATAGCCATCTGCACCTCGTTGGACGATGCGATGCTTGTTTCAATACCGATACCGATACAGGCCAAGGCACGGCCCCAAGCGGAGGTTTCGCAGTTCTCGACGTAGGAGGTCTTGTTGATCATACTGGAAGTCCGGTCCTCGGAGGCGTGGCCCGTAGCACGGATGCGGCCTTCGTTGTCCCGGACAACTGCACGGACGCAGCAGCGGTCGGGTTGCAGGTCAATGAGTTCGGATTCCAACGACCAGCCAGCGTAGGCCGGTTCGTTGCGAAAGTACAGGAGGCGTTGGTTGACTTCAACGTAGTCCTTGCCTTTGATGTTGGTGGTCTTGAATTTGTGCATGGTTTTGAGGTTTAGTTGGTGATGAGTGCGAAGATGAATCTGCTGAAGAAGGCGATGCCGAGGCAGGCGGTCAGCAGGATGTAGCCCGTTGCGAGGGCTGCTTTGAGTTTGGCTTGGGTTTCGTGGTTCATGGGTTTGAGGTTTGAGGTTTAAAGAATGTGCGTTGGCGAGTCGCACCCCTCGGTTGGTTAGAACAATGAGGCAAGTTCGTTTTTAGTTCTAATATCTTCACGTTGGCAATGCAACTGCAAACTGCCAGCAAGCAAATCATACTGTTCGTTACTAATGCAGCCCTGCTTCAAAGAGCGCATCATTTTAAGCGCATAAGCGAAAGCATCTGCCGTGGATTCAACATCGCAAAGGTCAAGGTGAAATTCACGAACGTTTTGGGGGAGTGTGTTGTTAATCATGGTTTTGAGGTTTAGTGGTTGGTTAGTAACACAATAATAAAGCAACTTTTTCTAATTTGCGCCGCCTCGTAGCAAAAAAATTATTCATCCCCCGTTTTATTGCGATTTGGGGGGATTTATCTACATTTGTACAAACCTAACCCATGCCCGAATACCACTCCCTCCGACCTGCCAAGGCCCTGACAAACGCCTTGGAACGGCTGATGATAGCCATCGACAACGCTGATTTGGAAGGAAACCACGCCCTCCTGCTCGAATACCGGAAAGCCTGCGAGTTGTTAGGCTACGACCCGGCCATGGCTCAATGGCAGGGAACCAAGGAGGTCCACCTATCCAGCGGTCCCGATGTTGCCGACCCTGTTGCGGTCAACTATTTTCACAAACTAAACCCCGAAGAATGAGAACCATCACCCACCTCGTCGTCCATTGTACGGCTACCCCGAAGCATACGACCATCGCCAGCATCCGCAAGCATTGGAAGGAGGCCCTCGGATGGAAGTCGGTCGGCTACCATCGGATAATTGATTCAACCGGGAACGTAACGGTCTTGGCTCCTGATAGTGCCATCACCAACGGGGTGCAGGGGCATAACGCTACGAGCCTCCACGTGAGTTATATCGGAGGCAAAGACAAAGATGACCGTTCTATCGGCCAGCGTCAAGCGATTGCCGTGGTGTTGCTTGATTGGCTTAAAAAGTACCCTACCGCAAGGATATGCGGACACAGGGACTTTCCGGGCGTTACGAAGGCCTGTCCCCAGTTCAACGCTGAAAAAGAGTACGGCTACCTGTACCTAACTGCCAGCGGTGTAGAACCTGTCGCAGGGGGCGAAGGAAGCAAAGACTTGTAATTCGGGACCTCTTCGGTCCTTGCCTACAAACCTGCCTGCTTCGAGGGTCATCCAATATCCGCCCAAAGGCTTCGGGCCTCTTCCACGCTCAACGTGAAAGCCCATGTACCCGTCGGCCCATTCTTCTTTGTACGTTGCCGTGCGGACTTGGTGAACAGGTTTCTGCAAGATTTGGTGAGTCGTACGCACATAGCGGTTGACGATGTTTTGGTGATAGTATAGTTCGTGAACGTGGCCCTGCCAAGTGCAGTCGTAGCCTTCAATGCTCGCAAGGATGCGTTGGTCTTGGATGACTCCCTTGGTTACGGGTCCACCACCCCCGGAGCCGTGATAGTAGTGCATAATGAAGTTGCAGCGATGGTCCGGGTCGTAAATCATCTTGAAGTCAAGCACCCCGCCATAGCCCCCGACTTGAATGTCGGTCTTGCAGGTGTGGTTGAGGATTGTGGCAAAGCGAAGGAGGATATCCGTTTCTTGGTGTTGGATGATGCTCGTTTCGTGGTTGCCGTAGCCAAGGACCAGCAGGAGGTCGGCATAGGGTCGGAACCATTCGACTGCCGTGTCAACGATGGAGTCAAGGTATCGCCCGTTGTTGTGTTCGGGTCGGATGTCGTCCTTGCTCCTGCGAGGGTCGCCCTTGCCTTGCATCAAACAAAAAAAGTCCCCATTTACGAGGACTTTCGCACCCCTGCGTCTTGCTTCTTCGAGGTGGTTGGTTAACAAGGCCCCGTCGCACTTGGGGTTGTCCCAGTGCAGGTCGGAGAGCAGAAGAAATTCTTGGGTCCGTCCGCACTCGATGGCGTGGACGTTTTTGGAATGCTTGGTTACTTTCATACGAGGTTTTTAAGTTTGGCATTCTCGGCTTGGAGGGAGTGGATGGTGTGTTCCATTTCCTCTAACCGCTGACGCAAACTTACGACCTCATTACGAAGTTGTGTTAATTCCTTGTTTTGTGACTCGCTGGTAGCCTGCCACATAGCGAGGACCGCTTGGGCTTGCCTGACTTGCAGGGAGTCCGATTCGACACGGCCCTTGGTAAACCAAGCGACCGCTCCACCGACGATTGCTGCAACGCTCCCGACGATGGTGGTTTCGATTAGGTTCACTCCTTACCCTTTGTTTTATCCAAGGCCATCCAACCTACTGAAAGCAAGGTCAATACGGAACCGATGATTTCGGTGAGAGTGGCTGCATCGATGATGCCTTTGGCGACAAGGGTTCCACCGATGAATGTGAGAAGGTGGCGAAGTAGTGCGATGACTGCTGATTTCATAAAAGGGAGTTTTGGGGTTTCGGGATTGCGTTTGCGGAATAATCTCATTTGCTCTTGGGTTTGTTGGCGTTGTAGTCTGCTTCGTATTGTGCCTCCCAACCTGCAAAGGCGTGGACTCCGCAAGGGCGAGGCCAAATGACGTAGGCGGCTGCGAGTTCGCTCGGTTCGTCTGCGTGGAATAGCACGTCAACGCTGAACTCCTTGCGTACCTTGACGCAGTTGCCTTCCTTGTCGGCTTGCTCGCAAAGGTGGCCGAGGATTACAACGCTATCCATTGGGTCCAATTTGGCGAGGACTTGGTCTGCGATGCTTGCAGATGGGAACGAGAGTTTACGGAAACAGGCCATTGTTAGAGGGTTGTAAGGGCAGCGAGTTCAGCGTTGGTTAAGCGAGCGGTGTAGAGGGCAGCAGAGCGGATGCGGGCATTCCAAAAGAAATTAGATGTTGCGGTTGCCTCGGTTTTCCCGATGTTTATGTCGGTCAAAGATGCAGGGAAATCCGCACTTGTTCCTGATACTACTGCGCCTCCATCCAAACTTGCGAACAAAGTACCGCTCACTCCGTTTTGCTGATAAGCGAAAGCCAACTTATGATAACCTTCCGTTATCGGGTTTGCCAATATTATTGAGTTACCCTCAACTTGTGCGTATAAAACATTGCTTAATGACCAAACCATAATCCTGTCCGAAGTCGTACCATTGCTTAAAGCAATCAACCGCCTTTCCGATGCGTTGGTCTTGTATTCAAACTCCGTGTAAATCGTCCCCTCGGTCTGCCCGATGCATCCGCTGACTGCACCTGATAGGTTTATCACGTCTGCGTTGCGAGTTACCGCTGCGGTGGTTGTGGGGATGAACGATGTCGGTATTTCACCGAGTTCGATTTGCGGTGCAGCGAAGGCGATGCCAAGACCGACTGCTGGATGCGCTCCAGTGTTCACTGCAGCAGTTGGTGCTAATCCTAATTGAGTCAGCGTTCCACTTGCCGTCATCGTGAAGGTTTCGGAGCAGCGATAAACATCCGTTCCCCATTGTTCAACCCTGCGTATTCGGTTTGTTGCGCCTGTATAAACAAAAAGTTGACCGCTGCTAAAAGAACCGCTTACATCAAATACTCCTCCAAGGTCGCCTGCTGCTCCGCCAGTTATGACTGCATAATATCCGCCAATCGTGTGTGACCCTGTTTTCTTTAATAAAAATGAAATCGTGTAGGTGCTGCCACTTGCGAGGGCTACGTTATTGGGAGTCCTTCGCAAAACACCACCATCTACGCCAATGCTCGAACCACTTACCGCCACGGTCAAGTTGTTACCGCTCACACCAATAACGTTCTCATAAGTTCCCGACAGGCTTGCGCCCAAAACCCAATTTGTTGCAGTATCCTCCGAGTTAAGGATTCCGTTGGCAGCACTCGGCTCCACGAGCAACGCAGGGCAGCCAGCCGTTCCACCGCTCGTAAAGTAATCCAAGCGAGGCACACCGCTTGCAACGCTCTCAATCAAGCCAGCCGAATTGAATCGGGTCGCAGTAGTCGCACGGGTTACGTTAAAGTCCCCCGATGAACCGAGAACAACCCCAGCCGAAGTCGTAGCGATTTGGGTGTAGAGTTTCCCCGTCTTAAAGCGGGCAGGGACAATAAGTAGTGATGGGCTTGCAGGCATCTGCTATGCGTTTAAGAGATTGTACATTCGGACTTCGAGGCAGTTGATGAAGGCGACCTCCGCAGCGTCAGCCGAGTCGGTATTCGCCCGTTGCATGAACGGCTGCCAAGAGTTAGAATAAAAGACGAAGAAAGCGTAGGATTGGAAGGAGTTAAGGAATCGGGTTTGGAGGCAACCATTGACCGCAGCCTCGGCAGGCAAAGCCCCGTCAGCGTCTGCACGTTGGTTGAAAGCAAGCCAAAAAGGATTGCCACCGCCAAGCAGTTGGTTTGTTGGATAGCCGTAGCCGTAACCTATCAGCATTGCTTACAGGAATGTGAAACCGATAACCGAACCGACGCTTGGAGTTACCGCAGTAATCTTGCCACCGTTGCGACCGCTTATCACGATGCCAGCGGAAATAGAGGCCCCCGAAAAGTTGTAAGCGGTTAGCAGGTTCTCGCTTCCAGTTCCTGTTAAAGTTGTGAAGGTCGCAGCGGTGTTGACTACAAGGAAGTCGTAGTTCTTTCCAGTAACGGTTCCATTGATAAACTCCATCGTACCGCCCTGTCCGAGCATTTGTTGCAATATGGGTGTAGGCATTTTTTAGCGTTTAATTGTAAATGTAGATTAGACTGGAATTTCACAAACCGAATGGCCGTAAGGGATTTCAAAGGTCATCGTCGCCTGCCACCCTGCCGTGCGGTCGTCCCGGCTCTCTACGAAGCGGGTAAGCGATACGCTTGACGATAGGGTCCAGTCCTCGTTCGGGTCGTTTGTGAGGGCTGATATGAAGTCCTGTGCTACCTGCAGTTGGTCGCTTAGGACCTCGTCCTCATTGTCCTGCCAACCCAGCGTAGGGCTGCCCGAAACCACTCCACCCATCGGCTTGATGGACTCCACCCGGTCGCTAAAATAGACACCGACCACAAGGTCCAAAGTACCAGCGTCAGTACTTGCAGACTGAACGTCCGCAAACACAAGCGGATAGACGATACGCTCACGGCTTGGGGTTCGCAGGTTGATGGTGTTGTCCGTGCCTACCGCAAGAGGGTCGCCCGTCCCGAAGGAGTTGACCTGAGGATGAGCATTTGCAAGGTCCAGCAGGGCTTGCTTGATTTTTATCCATGACATAAGTCTGCAGTTTCAGTATGTTTTTTTTATGTGCGCCCATCGTTAGCAGTCATTACAAGCCCCAAATTGTCCGTAAGGGTAGGGGTAGTCCAAGTTGCTGATTCCCATCCTCCTGTTGCGGTCCAAGACCATCCCGGTTCGGTAGTTCGTAGCGTTCGGGTAGATGGTATCCAAAGCAGAAGGAGGCGAGTTCCAGAGCGGATAGGAATTGCGGTTCTCCATCAGGTAGCGGGTAATGCGTTCGGAATACCACTCGGCATCGTTCTTCACTTTATCGGTCAGCCGGGTGATTTCTTCCATGCTCATTTGGCTTGATTCTTCGCTCGTTCTGCGAACCATCCCCTTGTTCATGTATTTGAACGCAAGGACCATCGGCAACTCGTAGTAAAGCCATTGAATCATAGCCGGCTGGATGTAATCCTCCAGCAGCGTTTGGTTGAGTGCAGACGTTGAACCGCTGACCACCTGCGTAACGAGTTCCCCGTACAACGCAGAGCCAACGATGGGCTGAATCCGCATCTCTTGGACCTTGACAACCGTAGGACGTATCTGGGTGTAGGATACGTTCTCGTTTATGATTGAGTTGTCGAGCAGCGTTTCTTCGCTTATGAATAGTGCCTTCATGCCTTGCTGATTTTATTGCCTTTACGGATTACCAACTGCTGCTCCCATACATGGCGACATTGGGGCCTGTTCACTCCGCTGGGCGTGTGATACCAACCGCCTCTGCGATTCCAAACGGAGTAGCCCATTATCGCAGAAATCCCGTCGATGTCCTCACGGGTGTAAACCTTGCCCTGCCCGGCCAAGTCCAACATGACCTTGCAGAACTCACGGCTTGACCGCTTGTCCTTGTTGCTGAAACCCGTGGCCCATGCGTACTTGTAGCGGACTTCCAAGACCGGCTCGGCAACTTCCTTGACGTTCTTGGGAAGGTTCTGCTCGGCAATCTTGTCCACCGCCCGGCTGATAGGATAGCGGTCCTTGGTGATTAGGTAGGCGACACGCTTGGCGACCTTGGCTTTGCTGACTCCGAACTCCTTTGCCATTTCTTCAACGCTTGCATCCCGGTTCTTTTTGCGGTAGGCTTCAATCTTCTTGTCAAGTTCAATCTCTTCCTCGCCCAGTTCGGCAAAGGCCAAGCGGATGTTTTCGTCGATGTTGGTGTCAAAACGCATTGGCTTGGAGTGCATGACATGGTAGTCGTCTGCATGGCATCCGAACTTGCTTGCAACCACTTCCAAGACCTTAAATTCTTCCTCGCCCCATCCGTAATCTTCGTCGTCTTCTTGGCCCCAAGTCGGTTCGCTGAACTCTTGGGACTGAACGCCCAGCATCGTGTCAATCTCTTGGGCTGACAAGCCGAAGCCGGCTGATAGCATCGTCCGAGCCATCTCCAAGGTGATTTTGTCCTGCATATACTGCCTGACGATTCGCATCAGGTTTTGATACTCACGGCCCGATAATTTCTTGATGTTGTCGTTGCTCTGCAAGGCTTCCACGGCTTGCGGTTGCTCATCGGGTTGGGGGTTAGGTCCCACAACGTCGGCAGGTTTCTCCAAGGGTTGCAGACCTGCTTTCTCACGCAGTTCGTCTTGGGTCATTATCTGCAACAGGGCTTGTTCGCTTAGTCGCTCGGTAATGGGTTCTACAGGGATAAGTTCCATCCCTTCGACTCCGTTGAACGAGCCGAGGTAGTTAATCATCCGCTCCACTTTGCGGACCCGGTCGTTGACGTAGGTGGCTTTGAATAGTTCGTAGGCCTCGACCAATTCGTTGCGTCCACCCAATTGGCCTTCGGTCTTCACCCCGAAAAGCATGGGGTTGGTTACACGGTGGGCGATAAATATCTCTTGCTGGATTGATTTGTTTAATACCTCGAACTGTTTATCCATATCGGACGGAGTGAGCGGTTCAAGTGTCGGGGCATTCGCTGCTTCATCGTTGAAGGTTACAACGAAGCGACCAGCGTTGTCCGTTCCCGAAAACTTACGCTTGATTTGACGCTCGATGTCGCCCTGTTCTTCGGGGGTCGGGATGCCGTTGTTGAAATTAATCAAGTAACCGCCCCAAAAGTTGTTGCGGAGGTTGTTGTTGTGGAAGTTCGCCACCTGCACGTCTGCCTCAATCCAAGCGTTCCCCCCGATGTATTCCGGGAGAGGATAGTGCTTCACGCCTGCTGCGTAGACACGATAGTA